CTTGATAGTGTGGCCAAAGAGCAGCCGAGTCTCATGAATACGTCGCTGCATCGCGAGATCTGGGTCTCCTTCAAACTCAAGTAGTTCCCAAGAATCGTCACCCAGAGCTCCTCCCGCATGGAGGCCGTGGCCGGTGGCTATACTGATGTAAAGACGCACCAAAGTGTTCGTACTGCTGGTAGAGGGCCACCCAGAAGGGATGAGGCCTCTAACCCGCTGTGCGAGTATGGCGTAGTGGCGGTCTCGGCATCTGCTATGTCCACTAGTGAAATCGTTCCGTAGCTCTGCCAAGGGTTCAGTATTGACTGGCTGAGTCCCGGGAACCAGAAGAAGACTAGTGGAAAACACTTCGGCCACACTGGCCATAAGAGCGGACCATGAGTTAACTCGAGGATCGTTTGGACCATAGTAGTCTGCCACTTTGAGGGAACGTACGTGCGCGTCCAAGACCAAGGCGCCCTCTCGAGTGTTGTTGTCGTACGCACTCAGGTCTGAGCTGACGACATACAAGCTCTTGTCGGGGTGTTCGGTGGCAGCGGCCATAACACGCCCGTCGATGGAAGCTCCTAGGCGCATCAAGTTCTCGGTGTCTAGACCCAGGCCAACGCAGGAAAGGTACGCACCCATCTTGTTCGTCACTGGTTCTCCGGTGGCCCCGTCCATATCAGCCTGGTAGCTCTGGATGAGCGCCTTGTTGAATGGAAGATGGAGAAGGGAGACTACGAGGGCGTCCGTGGCGCTCAAGGCCTGTATGAGCCGGTAGCGGCCATCTGCTCTTTTCTTTGGCCCGTGGGGCTCCGACTTTACGAAAGGTGTCAAGGGGTCACGCAAGCCGCGTGCGAACGATTGTTCTGCACGCAGCTGCCTCTCCGGCATGTACATCTCCTCCGCGCAGCTAGGCAACGAGCCATAACTGGAGTGCTCAAGGAGTCTTTTGACTCTAGCTGTGGCCGCCCTGACAGTGGCGTCAAAAGCAGCCGTTTCAACCAGCAGACGTCCTTTCTTTTGGCAGCCGTGCGTGAAGCGATCAGCCCCCGTACT